AAAAAATTTAGAAAAAATAATTATAAAGTCCCTAAAATGATTTATTGGAATTTAAATGCTGACAATAGTAAATCATTTCCTGTTAATGATAAAGTCAAAAATACAGCAATTATTTCTGGATTTTCTGAACAATTACTTAAAATTTTCATGACATATGATGAATTTTCTCCTGAAATTATTTTAGATGGTATTTTAGAAAAATATATAAAAGAAGTTTATGTTCATCCTGATGAATTATAAATTTATTTATTAAATAAATAGTTTATAAATTTTTTTATTTTAGTATATAGTTTTTTTTCTTTTTCTATCATATCACTTATGTCATCGTCGTTTACTATTATTTTATTTTTTAATTCATCTAATTTATCAAATTTATTTAATTTATCTAATTTATTATCTAATATAATTTCATTTTTTCTATATTTATATTCTTTTAATTTATTATATGTTTCTTCTTTTTTATGTTTTATGTTTATTTTTTGCATATCAAGGTCTAATCGTGTCTGTATTTTTTGCATATCAATATCTAATTGTGTCTGTATTTTTTGCTTACCAATATGTAATTTTTTTTCATTTTTTTTTGTTTTCAAATAATGTGATAAATATTTTGACAAATCTTTTGGAGTATAATTTTTATCTGCAATTGTATATGCTTCTAAATAATCATTTAATGCATTTTTGTATTTTTCGTTAATTAATTTATCTATTTTTTGTTCAGCATTAATATCATAACTATTCATATTTCTCATAATACTTGCAACTTCACCTATTTTACCTAATTTTAATTTTGTTGTTATTGATTTTTCAATTCCTCTCGTAATATTTTAAATAACTTCTTCAAATTTGAAACTTTTAATCCATGCACTTAATAATGTTATTGACGATGTTATTATTATTGGTATCAATATAACAATATCTTTTGTAGTACCACTAATTAATTTATCAGAATCAGAATTTGTAAAATTAAACTGTTTATATAAAACCTCTAAAAATGTTAAAAATACTGTAAGCATCAAAAGTATAAAATTATATCTTCTAAACTGTGATTTAGACTGTATTAACTTAAATTCCAGTAATAATTGTATATCTTCAATTGAATGAATTTTTTTTTGAATTTCATTTATTAAACTATCAAGTTTATCAATTAATTTTTCAGTATTTTTTTCTTGTAAATTTTCAAGCATTGCATATACAAGTTCTGCATTCATTCTAGTTTTCATATTTTTTTGTTCAGGAACTTCGGAAGGATTGTCAATATTATTATTATTTGATTCTAAATCTATATTAACTTCGTTATTTATTATAGTGTTTTCTTTTAATTTTGACATTTATTATATATAAAAAAAATGATATTTATTATTAATATAGAAATAAAATGAATACTGAATTATTTATACCTATTAAATTTGTTTCTAGTATAAATTTAAAACCATATGAAATAAATGATAAGATTGAAGATATATTTTTAAACAAAATTAAACAAAAATATGAAGGTATGTGTACTAAACATGGGTATATTAAAAAAGATAGTATCAAAATTGTTAAAAGGTCTATAGGTAGTTTTATTCAAGAACATTTTAATTCATCGATTTGTTATACATTTCAATGTTCGGCTGAAATATTTAATCCAACTAAAGGTTCAATTATAAAGGCAATAGTTCAAAATAAAAATGAGATGGGAATACTTGCAAAAAGTTTTTACAATAACGAAGCAATTCTTGAAGTAATTGTTCCTAAAATTTCTGCTGGTATTAAATCTGATATTGATTTAAATTCAATTAATATTGGTGATGAAATATATGTGGAAATTTTTGGAAAAAAATTTGTATTATACGATAAATTAATTTCTATAATTGGTAAGGCAATTAATAGTGAAAATTTAAAATTAGATAATAACAATATGTATTATGAAGAAGATGAAGATGACGATGACGAGCGAGAAGAAAGATTAGATGAAAATTTTGATGAATTAGATGAAGACGTGCAAGAAAAAGAAGACAAAGAAGATGAAGATGAAGAAAGTGAAGAAAGTAGCGATGATAATGATGAAGATGAAGACGAAATAGATGATGATGATATAATCGAAGATGATTATGATGAGATTGAAGAAACTATATTTGATGATTAAATATATATAAAATTATTAAAATATTATTAGTAATGGGTAAAAAAAATAATGAAATTAATAAACTAAATATATGTAAACATATACAAAGTAGTATCTCTTTATTATCACAAAATGAACTAAATGAAATTTTTAAAATATTATATAATAATGATAGTAAATACACATTAAATAATAACGGTATTTTTGTTAATCTAAATTGGTTAGAAAATGATATAATAGTGCAAATAAGTAATTATATCGATTTTTGTATTAAATCTCATAAAGAAATTAAAAAACATGAAATAATGAAAAATATGTATAATGAAAATTTAAATAAAAAAAAAATAGAGTTAGATGATATTATAAATGATGCTGATTCAGATACTATAATGCCTGAAAATAATATTAAAACTGCAAAAATATCTTCAAGTATGAAATTTTACCTATTTAAAAAAAAATTTCAAAAAAAAAATATAACAAATATAAACTATAATAATGTACTAACGCCTGAAAATTATTTAATAAATAAAAAATGATATATAGATTAGTTTATTTTATTTATTAAATGTGTGACTTATTATTTAATTCTATTAATAACGCTGAAGAAAACTCATATGAATGGATGTATCATGATTCTTGTATATATAATAAGTATTCTCAATATAACAATAATTTAATTGAAAAACCTGTGGAAAAACCTGTAGAAAAACCTGTAGAAAAACCTGTAGAAAAACCTGTGGAAAAACCTGTGGAAAAACCTGTAGAAAAACCTGTAGAAAAACCTGTAGAAAAACCTGTAGAAAAATTGGTAGAAAAACCTGTAGAAAAACCTGTAGAAAAACCTAAAAAAATAGTTAAGAAAAAAATATTACCACTTGAATTTATATTAAATAATTGTAATTTAGTTAACACAAATATAACAGAAAATACTATTAAAGATAAACTTAAAGAATTTATAACATATAATAAAACAACAAAAATATTTGGACAAAAAAAAACTAGCGAAATGTTAACGGGAATTATTGATAATAAATGGAACAAATCGCTAGTAACATTATTATCATTTCTATTTGATACTAAATTTATTTACTTAAATAAAGAAGTTTTATTTAATAAAGAATTAGAAAATTACAAAACAATTAATTTATAATTGGTTTATAATAAGGATATATATATAATTTATTTAATTTTAACATATTTTCTGCAATTAATTTACAAGTTTTTTCTTTAGTTATTTTTTTTTTAGTTTTAGTTATATCTAAACCGTATTGCGATATAATAACATCTTGGTCAGGTTTCAATAAACTTTCACATACAATACCTGTTTTTTTACCATAAGCTTTTCCAATTGATAATATCTTAAATGTATTATTATATATATTTTTTGTTTTTTTAGGAATTATTAATCCAACACTTAATGTCTCTTTTTGCATATCTGGTATCTCAATTTTTCTTCTTTTTTCTATAATTGATAAGTAATCTTTATCAATATCTGATAATGTTTTAAATGTTTTATTACTATAATTATATATATTAATATCTAAGTCATCACTATATATATTAAAATATCCAATATATTTAATATCATCATCGTAATCACCTTTTAATTCTTTTTTATGAACTAATGCACCTTCTTTAAACAAACATTCTGCAATATATTTGTAATTTTCGTTTATCTTACTATAAGGCGTTGTTATAACATATTTAACAAATTTTTCATAAATATTTGAATCAAATGATAAATAAATAGAAATAATATTTGTATATTCTTCGGATTCTTCTAATTTAAAATAATCAGGCAATATGCTATCATTTTGTGATACGTCTGGTTTAATTACAATTTCATTATTTTTAATAATATTAATTTTATTATATTTATGATTTCCCTTATCTATTATATGAATACCATCATTATGTACAAGTAATATATATTCATCTAGTATATTATTTGGAAATACCGAATCATTAATTGCTTCAAAAATTATATTTTCATCTTGATTTGCTTCTTTAATAATTTCATCAAATTTTAAATATCTATCACCGTTTTGTATTTTATTTATAACTAAACTTTTAATAATTTTTTTAACATTCATTACTAAATGATTGTAAGTTTCTTTACGAAATCCTTGTTTATTATTTGTAATATTTAAATTGCAAATAGGTTTAATATCATCGTCATCGCCATAATTATATAATATTTTTTTATTTTGCGAGGTTTCAATTTCTAATTTAAAATCAAATATTTTTTTATCAAAGTAATTAATATTTTTCATTAAATAACAATCAATTGCATTATCTCTTATTATTTTATCTAGTATATCAGTTTGATACATTTTTTTAGAAGAAATTCTATAAGCATGAATATCTGGTGTTTCCATGCTATAATTATTAAAACTCGCATGCATAAATACAGTCATGTTTCTTTTTTCAATAGGCAAAGAATTATGTCTACAGTTACGTATACCTCTACCTATAATTTGTTTGGCTTTATTAAAATGATACCATGGCTCCACAATATGTAATTCTCTTGCATTATAAAAACTTAAACCTTCACTCGCAACAGGTGTCATTAATATAACTTTAACCAATTCACCATTTATATTTTTTGGATTATTAATTATTGGTATTAATTTATCAATTGATGATGACCCCATAACATTATTTAATTCTGAATGTGATGTCATTATACAATATTTTGGAGCGCTTTTATAATTATATTTGGGTGCATTATCTATTATTTTAGGTTTATTTAATATATTTTTTTCACCTTCTCTGTTATATCCCATATGCTCTAAAATTAGTGCAAGAGGTAATATACCGCCTTCAACAAATCTTGAATATATAATTACAATACCTTCCGATTTTTTAACAGTATTAGCAATTGTTAAAAATTTACCAGAATATAAACCTAAATTTTCTTTAGTTGGAAATAAAGCATTTTCATATTTTTTATTATAATTTAATTTTAACGACCCTGTAGTATCTACTCTGTTAAAAAAACTAGTAAAACCATTTACACCTGTTTTGTTATCATATACTATATTCATGGGTTGTAGTGTTGCCAAAACATTGTTTTCACTTAGCTCTTTTTTCGTTTCTATCATAGCAAGTTGTTTATTACTTAATTTAGATAATACAATTTCGTCATTCATTTTATCTAACCAGTTTTCATCTGATTCAGGTATTTTATTGTTATTAGGGTCATTTTTAATTTCCTTTGTCATTATATCGTAACCACTTTGAGATGGTTTAAGTTTAACAGCAAATGTAAAAGGATTAACACCTCTTAGATATGAAATATAATTACCAGCTAAAGTTTTTAATATATTTTCATAAGTTTTATTTATTTTACCAGTTTTATCAAATAAATTTTCAAATGGAGGTTTTACATAGGCTAAAATTTCGTCCCTTTTATCATTAAGTAAAAATAAATATAGTAAATCTAATATATCAGATGGCTCATTATACATTGGAGTCGCTGTTAATAATATTAATTTATTATTAATGCCAGTTGTAATTGCCTTTAATATAGCACTATATATTCTTTTTTCTTCTAATTTTGCACTATTTCTTATATTATGTGCCTCGTCAATTATTATTATTTTATCTTTTAATATTTTATTTTCATATTCATTTTCTATCATTTTTGCAAATTCATCATAAGTAAATAAACGATATCTTGAATTAATAAATTTTTTAACCTTAAATAATGCTTTATCTTTATCTCCAGATTTTAACAATTGAGTCATTTTAACATATGTATCGCCAGTACATTGATTTGTTAATAATTTAAAATCATTAAAATTAGATAGACTAAATACTTGATCCCTAAAACTACCTCTTAATGCCGATGGCATTATTACCCATATTTTAGGTTCGTCATATTGTGCATGTGTTAACAATAAATTTTCAGATAAAGTAATTGCGGAACATGTTTTACCTACACCAACTCCATGATATAACATTAAACTTTTATAAGGGGTTCTTGATGATATATAATGACTGACAAAATGCTGATAATAAGTTTTTTCAAATTCACCACACAATTTTGTAGTGTTTAAATCAAATTCCCTCTTATCTTTAATTATTTTATTATCTGTTATTTTATGTATATTAAATTCATATAAATTATTTAATTTTTCTCTAAAATATTTATCATTTAAATCGGGATAATATAAGTCATTATCAATTACTTTAGGTGAGGGTATAGGCGAGTGTATAGGCGATGGTATAGGTGAGGATTCAGGCGATGGTTTAGGTGAGGGTTTAGGTTCTATATCAACATTTTTAAGTTTATATTCATCACATTGTTTTTTAATTTGATTATATATTACTTCATTTTTATGAATTGGTGCATTTGTTCTTGGATTTATTAAATCATTTTTAAACCATTTTTCACATTCTGTTTCTGTTAATTTTTTTGCATATATTGATGGCATGTTTTTTTGTTGATATTTTTCACATTGTTTTTCTATTTCATTATATAATTGTTTATTTTTTTCAATTAATATATTAGTTCTAGGATTTCTTAATTTATTTTTAAACCACACATTGCATTCATCTTGTGATAAATTTTCATCATATATATTATTCTTTAACTCTTTTATTGGTGGTGTTTTAGGTTCTTTTATTTCGTCTTTTAGTGGTGTTTTAGGTTCTTTTATTTCGTCTTTTAGTGGTGTTTTGGTTTTATTTAATGTTTTTAAATAATCGTTATATGTTTTACCATTTTTATCAACACATGTCCCTTTCAAAGGATTACATA